CATAACTTAATCCAATTTTAATGTCTCCAGCACCATATAAAAACGCATAGGTAACTGTCTTAACTAATTTACGTGATATGCCGATCTTATCGGCGTTTACTTGGTGGATATCTCCGTTAAGCAAGATGTCGGCGTATCTACCACCGTCGTAACGGGCGAGATAGTGTGCCAACATGCGAAGCTCAATGCCAGCAAGATCAGCACCGACCATAACTTGACCTGGAGTTGGTATAAATAATTGTCGGAATCTTTCGTCACTAGGTACTTGAGCTAGGTTGGGATTTTTGTGTGACATTCTAAAAGTCGCACACCCAACTGAACAGTGGTGATGTACTCGGTTAGCAGTCGTAACAAGCTTGAGCCATGCGTTCGTGCCTTCCGAGATCATCCCCAATTTCTTCGTAATATCCAGACACTTGGCGAAGTCCCCGGCAATCGAGATCCCATCTGAGGCAATCTCCTTCAATATGGTCTCGTCTATAACCGGCTTCCCAGTATTGGTCATCTGGGTCGGAGTCCAGCCATAGAATGTGGAAAGGATCCATGATATATGGTCACGCGATGTGGGGTTTAGTTCTTTGAGTCGGATTGACTCGCAGCCTTGAACGTATCCTTGGCTTTTGTTATTTCTTTTAGGATTGAACGTCGCGCCTTGGACGAAAGGGTGCCTTTGGCGTAATACTTTTTTAGTTTCTTCCAGCTCTTTTTGGAGAGCCGATGCAAGCTGCCATGCAGCGCGTTCATCAAAACACCATCCATGTGCCTCCTGTTGTGTCATTAGTTGGGCGACTTGGTGCTCTAGCGCAACCCAGTCAGGTAAGGGCGGAAATGTTGACATAGTTTGACTGTTACGTTTACATCCTGTACGCAATAGTCTTCCATCTCTTGGCTCCACTCTTGCCAGTCAGTGTCTTTAGCAAAGCCTCCTTTGTATTCACCGAGCCTGTAACCGTATGATTCCAACGAGTGGCGTCCATACAGCTGTAGTGGCATATGCTTCCACTGATGTTTTTTATCTAAGCCAAGCATATTGGGGTGGTAGAGCCGGCTCAACAGGAGAGTATCAATAACCTCTCCTTGTGGCTCAAAGAATGAATAGATTTTTTTGATACAGGGGATATCAAATGAGATAATGTTGTGTCCTGCTATTCGATCTGCTTCCTCCAACCTTGTAACACCTGCAGAAATGGGCGGTTGAGTGCCGCTATCATTGTATGCAAGAGTCTCATCTGTCTCAGAATCGTAGATTGCAAGGCAATGTATGTGGGTAAAATCATTCAGGAGACCGTTCGTTTCCAGGTCGAATACCAGCATTTTTCCAGTGATAGGTTTTATCTACGAACTTAGCTTTTTCTTTTGCTTCAGCCGTAGGTGGATTAGGTCGGCGCAAATCTAGAATGGTACTAGAAATCGGTTGCCGGATTGAAATCGGGTTCAGCTTCATGTTCAGTAAATTTACAGGTGTTCAGATCGTATGTAAGTTGTCCAGCCACGCCTGTTTCGCCAGAGTATCTATTCTTGAGGACTCTAACAGTTGTAGTAGAGTGTTCAGATCCACTTTGTTGATCCCTTTCGAGTGCGATAACTCCGTCAGAAAGTTGAGCAATGCTCGCACTTCCTCTAAGTTGTCCAATCGTAACTCGTGCTCCTTCTTCATGGTTGTGATCCGTCTGTGTACGGCGTAAGTGTGATACAAGGAACAAAGCAATACCAGTTCGCTCAACCAGTGACCGTAACTTAGTCATGGTTGTGTCTATCATTCGCCGCTCGTCGCCTTCAAGACCGCTAAGAAGGATAGAGAGATGATCCAGAAAAACAATACGGCAGTCGAGTCCGCTTGCCAAATACTCAATACGATTATAGATAACATCAGGGTCATAGCTACCAAACCCATCGTACAAATAAAGATTCCAAGTAGCCATTGTCCGACCATATGCATCCTGAAGCGATGCCTTGTCATGTTCCCCAATGTGTAGTGGTTTGCCAACGGCAGAGCTCATCAAGCCGAGAGCTGTTCTTCGGTTACTTTCTTCAAGCGCCAGGTAACCAACCCGTTCGCCATTTTGTAGGAAGTGAGTGCAAAGTTCTCGACAGAATGAGGACTTACCAGCGCCAGTTGCTGCAGTAATAGTGACAAGCTCGCCGTATCTGACACCGTGAGTGAGGTGTTGGAGTCCGGCAAATGGGTATTCATGATCGCAAGGTTTGGAAGGTTGTGTAACTAAGTCGAGTAGGGTTTTACCATCGACAATTCCGTCTGGTCGGTACAACACATGGTCGTAGTTACAGACGGCTCGTACTGCCTCAGTATCCCCCGCTTGTAATGCCTCTGAGGCATCCTTGTAATCCTCTAGAGCACCGATGAAAACCTTGCCAGGTGGTAGGACACCGGCACAGTCTTCAGCGGCCTTACGGCCTGCCTCATCGTTATCGAAAAACAATACGATCTTGTCGTAGTGATTAAGCCATTCATAGTTATTTTGAATAGCTTTCTTCGCAGCTTGTGCTCCGTTAGGAATAGAGACTACATCCCAGTTAGGTTGCGCCTCCCACACTGATAGGCAATCCATCTCACCTTCAGTGATGACAATCTTTTGTGATCGGTTGGTTGTCTTGTGCCTGAACAGTTGCATACCATACAAGCTGTTGACCTTACCTTCACACGTAAAGGTCTTGTCCTTACCTTTTACTTTAGCGCCGAGAAGCGCTCCGTCACTGCTGAAATAATAGAAGCGTAGTTTCTCTCCGTCTCGGTAACACTTGAACTTTTCACATGTTTGTTCTGAGATTCCCCGCTTCTGCAGCCGTCCGGCTGATCCTTGGAGTTGAACATTGGTGGTCATTACATTGTTATTAACAGTGCCGTCACCGTGTACATAATGGTGACAAACAAAACAAAAGGTGTGGCCATCAGAGTACAAAGATTTACCGTCTGATGACCCACAGTTTTCACACGGCTCATGCCGTACAAACTCACTTTCAAGTGAGCCATTCAATGGGGATGGTAGCATATGAGCTCCATTTAATTCCGTGGCGTTCGCACCACTGAGCGTAGGTTGTTTTAGATTTCTTAGATATTGTATTGTAAGGTGCTTGAAAGACCATACGTAGGTCAACTAGAGGGTTTTGTTTAATTACCTCCAGTATCTTCTTACGGTCTTTTGCATCCCAGTAACCCTTGGTTTCTAGCCAAACGCCATTCGGCAAGGCAAAATCAGGGGTGTACGTGTGCTGTATAACGTAAGGTATCTTTGTGCTTTCGTATTCATACGAGACACCAAGATTAGAGAGAAGGTCAGCTACCCTCTCTTCCAGCTTGGATCGAAAGCTCATCCTCTTCCCATAGTTCACCGAGAGTTTTACACTCCCGTTCTTTGTAAGTAATAGTTACGGTAGGATAATGCAGTGTTGCATCAATCCACGCATACTGTTCAGCACTCATCTTCAATAAGTCCCTCAACGATTTGCTCTACCACGTCCGTAACAGCACGTGCCATCTCATACCGAAAGTCTGACTTATCTTTTTTGTGTCGAGTAACAGTGATAGTAGGCAGATCAATAGTAAGCCTACATTCCCAGAGGCCAAGCTCTGGGTCCTTAGTGATAACTACATCAGAAGTCATCATCTGCCTCCGCTGCGTCCGTGACTGTGACATTTGGATCGCCCGCCTTGAAGCCTTGCGTCTTGCCGAACAGTTCAGCAACAGCTGCATCAGACAGGTCGCCAGTGTCAACACCAGCAGATCCATTAACAGTAACAACTTGAATACCCTGCAACTTCAGTGAAGTGCCATAGGTAACTCCGTCCTTGAGGATGTATGGCTTCTGATAGAAAGCCAACTTAACCTTAGAACCGGAGTACAACGGGGTGCCATTGTCTACGACGGGTGAACCTTCAGTGTCTACAACGGGTGGTTTAGTGTCCTCATTCCAAGAGAACTTAACTTTATATTTACCATCAGCAACTTCTTCCCACGGCTCAGGCTTGAGCGAGGAACGCTTAGGATTTTTCAGTTTTGATTCAGCCCACTTAAGGGTTTCTACGCGATCATCCTCCAATTGCTCAACAAGTTCTGCATCAACAACAGCAGACAATGAGTAGCCAAACTTAGAGGGTTTCAGTACAGCCTGGTATCCTTCAAGTACCACAGGCTCTTTAGTTACGAAGGTGGTTCGTGCCATTAGCAAAAGAAATAGGTTGATTTAATTACCCTTGCGGGTTCAAGGTCGCCAATAATAGGCGGCTCTGTTTGGGCTCCAATCTGTGCAGCCCAGTCATTTAGATAATCATGTTCGGCAAATAAGTGCATGTATGTTTGCCTAACAATAAACGATAGCTGATCCATATCGACAGCACGTGCAAGTACCGAGTCATGTATGACGGCCAACGGTGCTCTGAAACTGAGGGCTGATAAATGTAAGAGGCTTGCATCTAATGAGTGAATAAGGTTGGGCGCAGTTGCGTTCTTGTGATGTTTGATATCAACTTCATCTGAATCATCGGTTGCAACCTTGAGTTGCACACGACCTAACAGTTGTAAGTCAATATGCTCTACAACCTTTTTCATTAACCGTTGTGTAACAGTGAAACCAGATGGAGTAGTCCATGTGATTTCTGTTGCACCACGTTTGATAGCCTCAGCTACCTCTGCCTCAATCCATTTCATGACCTTCATGGGACCAGGCACGACATCATCCATAGCCTGCCTTACAGCTGAGACAATCTTAGTTAGATCTTCATTCTCAATCTGTACACCTTTCTCCTTCAAAGCTTCACGTATGTAGCCACGGTTGGAGAAAGGTTTTGCATTGTAAGGAACAGTCATAACTGTACGTTTAGTACATTTCCTGTCCCATACAGTACGTACAGAAGCAGGAATCTTGTCCTTACTAGCCTCAGCAATGACTCGATATGCATCTTGTGGTACATCACCAGGTAGAACATTCACAAGTCTAGCTGTACTAGAATCACGTGCAAGTCCTGCCAGTATTTGTAACCCTGAACAAGTAGCATCTACAGCAATAGGTAGTGACGTACTTGTACGATCACACTTAATGACACAATGGTAGTATTCCTCACATGCAGCAAGGAAACACCAAGGTTCATCAGCAGACTCCCAATCGGATAGGTTCCTGATAGGATCAGTAGCGACACGAATGATTGTATCCCTGTTCTTATCAGGCCATGCATGACGTTCATCAATCGTAGCTTTATCCATGCCGTTACCATACGTAGTGGCGCACTGAAAAGCTAGCCAGTCCTTGGCACTAGGTGTAATCTCTGCTGATTCATAGAAACATAAGAGACTCTTACCAAAATCTGTATCTTGGGGTGTCAAGAATGCAGGTATTGGGTAACAACGACCACGATAATCAAAACTAAATGGAATAAAGAACTTTTCTTTATCCTTGAATACCTTCACTGCATTCATCGTCATCCGTGTACGACACGAACGTTGATATGCTTGAGCGTTGATATTCATTACCTCTGCTGCCTTGCGGCGATAGTCCTTACGTGACACCTTGTTGGTATCTATATCGTGAGGCTTAGGTGGTAGAGGTATCTCCACAATAGGGACAAACTTACCTACATCGATACCTTTCTCCATCAATGTTTCTGCAACATCAATGATGAACGGATTGAGAGTGTAAGCAACCTTCTGAATTTGGTTCAGAAAGGCTATTGGTTTTTCTCCCTGTATACAACAGGGGTTACCACGGCGCACCATATCATGGCCTCGCATCACCTCATTAAGCAAGTATCCGCCTGGTTTGTCGTTGCTCCAATCATTAGGTTCAATGAGCATTGGCCAGGCACACGGGCTAAACAGTTCAGCTGTTCCCATGATCTGTTCCTTCTGATCCATGAACACCTTTGTTGGAACAATATAGGTAACACGCTTGCGTCCTTGCTGTTTCATCTCTCGATCAAACCAGCCCGATGCGCTGCATATACAATCAAGCAACCACGTACCTAGTCGGATGCGGTTAGCTCTACCCCATGCTTGCCAGTGCTGCACGTCAAGGCGGTTCATCAGCGTGCGGATCACAACAACCTTTTGATGTGTCCCCATACTACGGTGCCAATAGTTGTCACGCAGTGTGTGTAACAAACCCGGTACGTTCTTCTCATAGAACCTCATCATGCACTCATTCTCAAGTGCTTGACCAATGGCGTCAGCTACATTCTGTAATTGTGATGATGAGTCTTTTGGACTGAAGATCTTATCCATCGTTACTTTTGCAGCGATGGCAGCAGCAGCTTCTGGTGTAATATCAGATAAGAACTGATGCACCTCTTTCAGGTTACTACCTGCTTGTCCTTTGTACAGTCGCATACGTGATGCGGTGATTTTATCTGCAACCAGTGGTATCAGTGTTTGTACTGATGCAACACCATATATCGCAGCAGATGCGTACTCTTTCTTTTCTAGTTGTTGTGTGTTTCTTTGTAGATCTCTGAGTCCTTGACGGATTTGTTCACGTTCAAGAGCTATCTGTTCATCAATCTCCGCAGGTGTTGCCATTCAGGTCTGAGTCATCAATGAGTTGTTGGTGCATAAGTTCAATAAGTTCATCACGGTGTGGATGCAGCTGAACTAATGCGAAAAGCTGCTGAACTCGTGTCTCGTGCGTAGCTTCACTCATCATCATCTTCAAATTCCTCGTCTTCTGGGTAGATAAAGTGTACAGCATCGTGAGTACAAACAGTGATGTCGCACTCACCTTCATTCATGAGCTTACGTACCTTGCGGCGTGCAAACTCAGCGCGTTGGTAGGTATACTCCTTGACCTTGCCTGTGTCTAGGTTCTGTGTCCTGATCATACAAGCCACAGTAGAAGGCATTTCCCACCCACCCACCTTCCATTCCATAAACTCCTCAAATGCAATTGAGGGGAACATCTCATCGGGTGCGCTGTTTATCGCGCTCCAGTTGTTGGGATAGTATTTGTTCTTTGACATAAGTCGGTACGATGTCCTTGATAGTGGTGTTCAGATCACGTTGGAGGTCTACAGCTGACCATGCAGCATCCTCCAAGTCCTCAGCAAGGATGTACACTACATCCCCGTTGGTGAAGATCAGCTCGTATTCTTCCATTGGTTAGTGCGTCCGTGGGTTTCTTGACTGTGAATAACTGATGCGGTCGAGTCGATACACCAGTGACATAAGCTGCGCTGATGTAAGCAGCCCTTTACTATAGTCATGCTGATATGTTTCAATCAGCTGATCGATGCGTCCTTGTTCCATTACGCAAATGTTAATCCTCCATCCATCATGTGTAATACGTTCTTCAATTCAAAGCGTATCGTTCTATGTGTTGAGTTAAGTACATTGTACTCATGTACTAATTCCTCCACGTCCATAGGTTCTATTTCAATGTCATCATCTTCACAAGTAAGATCATACCATTCAGTTAGCTTATCAATAATAAATTCCTTAGGGTTTTCATTATCAGGTACAAGCCATACAGAATTGACACATTCATCTGCACATAAGTCTGCCTCTATAATTTCACCAATGTTCTCATCAAATGGGTCATCAGCAACGGGAAAGCAGACACTTGTTAGGAAATAAATCATTACTTGTTGTAGTAACGGGAGGTGATACGGTTAGCACGTTGCCATATAATAGCCGTGCTGAACAATCCTACCATACCAATGATGGCGAGGATGATGTTAGTTTCAGACCAGAGCATAGTTGTCAACTCGTTGTGTGTAATAGATCTCGTAGTTGGGAACATGAGCACGGCACAAAGCTTCCGCTTGTGCTGCTGTGTCCGTGACATACAAGAGGGAATCGTTCATGTATCTATCAGTGTGATAGCCTACACAACGCCATGTGAGCTCAGTCATCATCTTCCTCCTTTGCTTCTCGTGATTCGATGTAAGCAGTGAGTGCATTGCGCATCTCCTTGGCTTGATCAAGTTGGTACGACTTGTTACTTAGCTCAGTGAAGCAAGGCTTTGCACAGCACATAACATTACGTGCCATTTGAAAGACAGCATCAGCATCTACACCATGAATGCAGATACCATCCTCGCTACTTGTATCATAGACGTTGATGGAATCATCGCAGATATGCCAGAAGACTGATGCGTCCTTGATACGATAGGTGATCAGTGTGTCAGGTGGTTGGATCATTCG